TGTTACTAACTCCTACAGATGTTGATCAGTTCCAAAAAGGTGACTTAAAAGGCGACATGGGTCGTAAGCCTAAAGCCTTAACAGCATTAGTTCGTAACTGTGTTAATATGTTTGGCTCTGCTAACGTAGGACTTGTAGCAACTAACCACACGTATGCTTCGCAGGATATGTTTGATCCAGATGACAAGATATCAGGTGGACAAGGCTTTATCTACGCTAGTTCAATTGTAGTTGCTATGCGTAAACTAAAACTAAAAGAAGATGAAGATGGTAATAAAGTAAGTGATGTTATGGGTATCAGAGCCGCTTGTAAGATTATGAAAACAAGATTTAACAAGCCGTTTGAATCTATACAAATTAAAATTCCATATGAAACAGGTATGAATCCATATTCAGGACTAGTTGACATGGCTGAAAAAGCTGGACTATTAGTTAAAGACGGTAACAGGCTACGATTTGGTGATGCAGAAGATCCAAATGCTATTAAACAGTTCCGTAAAGCATGGGAATCTAATGAAGAAGGTTGCCTGGATAAAGTTATGGAACACCTCAAAAATCAGACAAAAGAAGTAAATATAGAAGATGTTGAGGCAAGTATGGATGTTGCTACTGAAATGGAAATGAAAGCAATAGACGAAGCCGAGGCAGTTCAACCAGAGGAGACCGAAGAATAATGTTGAACGCAGTTGCAGAAATTTTTGAGGCACTAAAAAGCCACATTAACGAAGGACTACACAAAGAAGCCGCTATTGATCTAGTGCATACACTAGTTGACGTACAAGGTGTTAGTCCTAAAGAAATTAGAGACTCAAATCTCATGGAAGATGATGACGTTAAAGATGCTTTATTAGACTATGATGATACTGTTGATGAAGAGGATGATGGATTGGATCCTTGGGGCGATGAGTATGATGATGAAGAGGAAGATGAGGACTATTAATGGGTTGGTATAGTGATGTATCAAATGATATTACTAAAATTCCTGACATGCTGTTGTACTATGAAAACGAGTTACTGACAGCAAAGAAAGAATGTTCAGTATACGGTAAAGTTGAAAAGAATCTAGCAGACTTGCCTGGTATTACAGAACATAGGTTTAACCAATTACAAGAAATAGAAGCAGTGTTAAACTATCTTAACATTCAATTACGTAAGATTAGACGTAAGCACTTTCAAAAGTATTTAGAAGCATATCAACGAGCATTAACAAGTCGTGACGCAGAAAAGTATGTTGACGGTGAGGATGAAGTTATTGACTTTGAAACACTGATCAATGACGTTGCTCTACTAAGAAACAAATGGCTTGGCATACTAAAAGGATTTGAAAGCAAAAACTTTATGCTAGGACACGTTGTACGCTTAAGAACAGCAGGCATGGAAGACATCAGTGTATAGACAGTTAACAGACAAAGAAAGCCACGAGCATAATTTAGAAACTCTATCTTTATTAGAACAATATACATCTTTTATGGAAAGTGTTGGTACAGTACTTGATGTAGGGTCGGGCAACGGATATGATCTAAACTGGTGGGCAACTAGAACACTAGAAGATGATTCAGGTAGAGATATACCGTTAAACATTAAGTGTACAGGCATTGATATCAAAGCCCAACTCGATAAGTCATTACAACATCATAATATTGAGATGATTGAATGCGACATGGAAGACACTGGACTCAAATCTAATAGTTTTGATGTTATCCACGCACCAAATATTTTACAACACGCACTGAATCCTTTACAAACTTTAGGACACTGGTATGATCTTTGTCGTGACAACGGAATGCTGGTATTATCAGTTCCAGAAACAACAGCAATAGATCGTAATAAGATAGTAGCAGACCAGTACAGTAACGAGTATTATAATTACAGCCTAGTAGGATTAATTCATATGTTAGCAGTCAATGGGTGGGATTGTCGAGATGCCTTCTTTAAGAAAGAACGTAATGTTCCCTGGATTCATGCTGTGGTCTATAAACAACCTGACTTTAAAAAGTTAGACTATCGTACTACTACTTGGTTTGATCTAGCAGAACTTGAATTACTTCCAGAGTCAGCAGTAGAAAGTCTAAACAACTGGAACTTTGTTAGATTTCAAGATCTTAAACTAGAGTGGCTAGACAAAAGAGTCTACGACTTCCGCAATTACTAATAAATATAAACTTAGTAGTTAATTATTAAGTTTAATGTCAACAATACCTCACACAGTAGTCAATGTTTTTATAGGTTGGGATTCAAGAGAACCAATAGCCGCGGATGTCTGTGCTTACAGTATATTAAAACACGCATCTGTTCCTGTTAACATACACTACCTTAAACTAGATGACCTAGAACGTGAAGGTATATTAACACGCAAACGTGATCCAAATGCTTCAACAGAGTTTACCTATTCGAGATTCTTAGTTCCATATCTTATGAGATATCACGGAAAAGCAATATTTTGTGATTGCGACTTCTTATGGACTAGAGATATTAAAGAACTGTATGATCAAATTGAAAACAAAAGTGTTTATGTAGTTCCGCACGAAGACTACGGCTATGTACCTAAGACTAAAACAAAAATGGATGGACAAAGACAGACAGTGTATCCTAAAAAGAATTGGTCTTCAATGATGGCATTTAACTGTGGTAGTAAAGACAGTCAACGTTTGAGTTTAGATGCTGTTAATCGGCAACCATTGAGTTACCTACATCAACTTGAATGGATCAATGACGAAAGCAACATAGGATTCTTAACACCAATATGGAACTGGTTGTCAGGGTATTATGAAGAAAAAGATTGGGGCAAGCCAGGTGCTGTACATTATACAGATGGCGGTCCTTGGTTTAATGATATTGATATACCACCGGACATGGGATTAACAAGTTGGAAAGATGTACAATATGGTGATGTTTGGTTAGACTATAAAAAAGAATATTCTGAATCTATACAGCCTGTTAACAAAAGAGAAATTGTACCTATACATGATATAACATATGGCAGTCCAATAAAAGATATTATTGTTGAATTAGAAAATATACTGTTAGATCCAAATAACATATATTTTGATAAACATAATATTAAAAGTCTAACAAGAAAAATAAAAAATTATAATAAAGCAGGTGTACTAGGAGTAAGTGATATGTCTGAGTTACCACAATCAGTATTAAACAAAGGATTCAAATGGGATAGAGTAGTTGACAGTTTTGTCAAAGGCTCAGGCGGAAGTATTGTAGATTGGCAGTATGTGCTAGATCAAACTGACGATAATAGACCTTTGAGTTTTAGAGGTATTACTAAAAAACATATTTACGACTACTGTAAAGAAAATGGAAGAGACTTTTACTTTGTTGACACAGGGTACTACGGTAATACTAAAAATAAAAACTGGCACAGAGTAACTAAAAACAGTTTACAGTACTGTGGTGAACTCAGAGATGTTCCTGCAGACAGATACATCAAAGCACACGGATATACTAAAAAGTTTACCTCAGGTGGTAAAATATTATTGTGTCCGCCAAGCGATAAAGCCATGTCGTTTTACGGTGAAGATCTAGACACTTGGATGGAAACTACACTGGCAGAAATTAAAAAACACACTGACAGAGAAGTTGTTATTAGACTCAAAAAGTCACGCAAAGAAAGAGTGTTTACTGACACTATACAAGATGCCTTACAAGATGATGTACACTGTCTAGTAACCTACAATTCAATTGCGGCTATTGAAGCACTCATGGAAGGTAAACCTGCCTTTGTCTTAGGACAGAATGCGGCCTCACCATTATGCTCAAATGATCTAAGTAAACTTGAAACACCTTTATATCCAAGCGAAGATGAAGTAATGTATCTGTTAAGTAATCTTGCTTATCATATGTTCACAGTAACCGAACTACAGAATGGTGACGCCTGGCGATTAATACAGGAGTGGCACAGTAAGTGAAATTAGCAGTCTACATGTCTGGAATACCTAAGAAGAGTCGTAACGAAGCCAAACGAGCAATTCTAAGATCGTTCGCAGATGGTGCTCGTGCTGTAGGCGATCATGTGGTTATGGTAGAAGACAATCGTATTGTTAGCTGTGACGTTGCTGTAATACAAGGCTATGTACACCAAGGTAGCAAACAAGCACCACACTTGATGATACGACGTAATGCTATAGATCATCAGAAGCAGATGGGTAAGCACAGTTTAATCATTGACAGTAACTTGTATCAATTTTTAGACATGTCAAACAAAG